GTGGGATAGTTAACAACCAATAACGATTTTGGGACGCCATAGTATTACTTACAGGTCGGCGTCCCACGTCCCATTTTTATACTTTTAAGAAAAATCTCTCCTTTTTTTGCTTACGTAATCTGCTTACGTAATCGAACATGGCGCGAACTCCTCCACGATATGCTAACTTTAGCAGATACTCTCCACGAAGAAGCACCCCTCGACGTAACTTGTTTACTGGTGGTATTACGTATAGTCCACGTTCTGTTCGCGCTGCATATGATAGTATGTATGGTTCAGTTAGTGGCCGTAGTACTGATAGTGGTGTAGTGACAACTGGTCAACGTGATTACAAACGACAATATACGAAAAAACGTATGCCCCGTTATAAGCGACGTCGTTGGGCTAAATTTACGAAACAGGTGAAAGCTGTGCTTAGTAAGACGTTAGCTACTCAGACAGTATTGTTTAATGCTACAATTACTGGTAGTACAAGTGTAACTTTTCCTCAGAATTTTCTTGCCGCCCATTTGTATGGCGCTAATGGAACTAGTAATAGTGTGGAAACTGGTAATTCGGATTTGGCGAGTCTGTTTTCTAATGCTTCTGCTGCTTCCGTGTCAAACAAGAAATTGATGTTCAAGAGTGGTGTTATTGATTTAACAATGACGAACTCCAGTGCTGCTACTGATACTGTAGTTCCATCTTTGGAAGTTGATGTTTACGAAGTAGTTTATGCTGATGAGATTAGTAATAACAATTTTTTGGACATGATTACTACCTCTCAGAATGAGACTAGTGTGATTGGTGCTACGTCTATTCAGTATAATAGACGCGGTGTTACTCTGTTCGATTTTCCTTTGCTGCTTGCGAAAGGTCGAATGAAGGTTCTTAAGAAAACGAAGTTTTTTATTCCTGCTGATGATACTGCTACGTATCAAGTTCGTGATCCCAAGAACTATACGATCGACGGATCGCTTAATGACAACCAAGGATATGTTATGCCTTACAAGACTAAAAGTATTGTGATGATGTTTAAACCTGTTGTTAACCGTGTTGATGCTGTGATTAGTTCACTAAAAGTTGGTGTGACAAGAAAGTACTCGTATGTAATTAATGAGAAAGAAACCGTCGCTAGTGGAGTCCTCTAGCGCTAGCTAGCTAGGGTTAGCTAGGTTAGGGATTTAGGTTAGGGCCATTTAGGGTTTGGGAAATGCCCCATTAGTTTATTAAAGGAACTCTGTTATGTTTAATCTTCTTAATAAAGCTTGTTTAGTTTCACTATCCAAATCTGGATACCATTCAGAAGGATGAATGTTAGATGTAATCCATATCTTTTCAGCAGATAATACAGTGCTGCTTCCCTTAATTTCAATTATTACCGGATAGCGGTCTAGCCAACGGAGCATATGGCTGATATCGATGCCTCCTCGGAATTCATCAATCACTACGTGTTTGTGATCCTTGTACCCGTCCCAGAATTTAGTTCTAGGGTCTTTAGGAAAAGCGTTGAGACCGGCTTCTTCCCAGGCTCTTCGAGACTTCCCTGCCCCAGTGCGACCCCAATATACGAACACAGTTCGCTGGATCGCAACTGGTTCAAGATTGTCTGCTCGTATACGCTTGAGGTTGGCAAAACAACGGACGTATATGTCACTTGGGATTTTGTCGAAGTCCCCTGATTGCGCAGCGCTCTTGACCATATCCCAGTCTGTCGGACAGTTTCGCTTGAGAGGCTTGTCTCCAAGTTGGAATCTTGTTCCTGCAATTGCTGTTGCATCCTTCGTGACGTATTCCTCAGCTGCTGCAGAGCGCGTTGGCTCAGCATGAATGCCCTCTCCGAAAGTCTTCTTGACTGCTGCAAGTCGGATGGCTCTCTTGAAGTGGATATAAACCTGCCAGTGTAGGTATGCAGTGTTGTCCCCCTTCTCAAGTTGTCCTCGTATGAAACAGGCATTAGGAGGTAAATAGGGGGTGAATAAGTGTTGTGGGATAGTTAACAACCAATAACGATTTTGGGACGCCATAGTATTACTTACAGGTCGGCGTCCCACGTCCCATTTTTATACTTTTAAGAAAAATCTCTCCTTTTTTTGCTTACGTAATCT